TTATATTGACCGCCGATGGACACACGTTTGCGAGCCGTTCGATATATCAAGTGCAAACGTGCGCATTTACCGTTCATACGACTTCGGTTACGAAAAGCCCTTCTCCTGCGGATGGTGGGCTATCACTCCAGACGGCACATTTTACCGAATTATGGAGTGGTACGGCTCGGACGGCACTCCTAACAAGGGTCTTGAAATGAACCCTGAGGATCAATTTCGCGAGATAAACCGTATTGAAAATGAACATCCATGGTTCAAGGGGCGCAAGATCTACGGCGTTGCAGACCCATCTATTTGGGACGGCTCACGCGGAGTGAGCGTAGCTGAGATGGCAGAGCGAAATCACGTTTTTTTTGAGCCGGGAATAAACGACCGAATTCCCGGATGGATGCAATGCCATTACAGGTTGCAATTCAACGAGCAGGGGTACGCACGTATGTACGTATTCAAGAACTGCAAGGATTTTATAAGAACTATCCCTTCCCTGGTGTTCTCAGAAAAGCACATTGAGGATCTTGACACGGACGGAGAGGATCACGCGGCCGACGAATGGCGATATTTTTGCATGAGCCATCCCGTGGCTCCGAGGATGCCCGTTAAGGCTCCTGAGTTCAGCGTTTTCTCCGATCCTTTGGATCTTTTGAAGTGAGGTTTTCCAATTAGAGACAGTTCGGAGTTCCTTCAAGGTATAAGAAAGGCAGAATATGAATTTTGGCATAAGAAATTTATTCAAAAGGGGCAATATGCCCGAAGGTGTGAGAGGGACAGCTCCCTCAGCTCCTCAGATGCAGGCGAGGCCGCCCATTGACAAGCTCTCGGTTCGCAGGGCCGCCGAGCTTCTTGAAAAATATAAATCGGGAAAAGCAAAGCTTGAGGCTCGCATCGTTGAAAACGAGCAGTTCTGGAAGCTGAAGCAATGGGAAACTCACAAAAAGGACAATACAGCAGGAAGGCCGAGTGCTACTGCCGTTCTCTGGAACTGCATTGCATCAAAGCATGCGGATTTTATGGACGGATACCCTTCCCCGAACGTTCTCCCCCGCATGGCAGACGACGAGGAGGAGGCAAAGCTTCTCTCCGACGTTATTCCCTGCGTTCTTCGCCAGGGCGGATTTCGCGAGGCTTATGACGAGTGCTCTCTTGAGAAGCTCAAGCAGGGCTGCGGAATATACGGAGTATTCTGGGATCCCGACCTTCACGGCGGCATCGGAGACATAGTTTATAAATCCATAGATCCTCTTATGCTCTTCTGGGAGCCCGGCAAGACGGATCTTCAAAAGAGCTCAAACGTTTTCCTTTGCGATCTTGTTGACAATGAGACTCTAAAAAATCAATACCCCGACATTCTCAAAGACAAGACGCTCTCCCTTGATAAGAACGTTTCCAAGTACATATACGAGGATTCCGTTGACACGAGCAACATGAGCCTTGTTGTTGACTGGTATTACAAGAAGCGAATCGGAGGGCAGGACGTTCTTCATTTTGCAAAGTTCGTTGGGGACACGCTACTTTACTCTACAGAGAATGCGGGACTTCCCTATCTTTACGCTCACGGCCGATATCCCTTTGAGCCCGATACCCTTCACAGGATAAAGGGAACTTGGTTCGGCTTCGGATATATAGACATCGGCAAGGGAGATCAGACCATCATAGACGAGCTCTCCGAGTGCATCGTTAAAAATACGAAATGGGGAGTTAAGCCCAGGTATCTTTCAAAGATGGGCGGCGGAATCAATGAAAAGGAATTTGCGGATCTTTCCCGAGAGATCGTTCACTTCGAAGGACAGAGCACGGACATAAAGCCCGTTGATTACAAGCCCCTGCAGGGAAATTATCTTGCCTTTATGGAATCAAAGATCGCGCTCCTCAAGGAATGCACGGGAAACCGTGACGTTAATAACGGCGGAACGGTTAGCGGAGTGACGGCCGCAAGCGGCATTGCCGCAATGCAGGAATCCGGCTCTAAGCTTTCCAGAGATGCAATTAGCGGTACATATCACGCTTTTGAAAAAGTTATATATCTCACAATCGAGCTCATGCGCGAGAAGTATGATTCGAAGCGTTATTTCAGAATCACCGGGGACAGTGGGCAGGCTGAGTACATTGAATACACCAATGCTCTTCTCCGCGGCCAGGATCAGACTGTTGCAGGGGGGACAAGCGTTGGCCTTCGCCGCCCCGAATTTGACATTATCGTTACCGCCGAGAAGGCTTCGCCCTATAAGAAGATCGAGCGCAACGAGCTTATGATGAGCCTTTACGGCATGGGCATACTTCAGCCACAGAATGCACCTGCCGCCATGCAGCTTCTCTCTCTCATGGATTTCGAAGGCAAGGAGAGAATCATGGCCAAGGTGGCCGAAAACGGCACTCTTAACGACAGGCTGCTTCAGTATCAGCAGCTCGCTCTTGATCTGGCAACGGAATACGACCCTGCTCTTGCAGAGGAGATAGCCATGGCCATTGAAAGCGGGATGCCGAGAGAGAGTGCGCCGACCTTGAAGAGCTCCGGCAAAAGCTCCGCCGAAAGCCGCTTGGAACGAGTGCGCGATGAGGCGCAGGAGAGGTCGCAGCCGGGATGATAAAGATTGAATACTGCCCTGAGCGCTTTCACATAAAGGCTCGTGGCCACGCAGGATACGGCACTCACGGAAATGATATTATCTGCTCTGCAGTTTCTACACTTATAGAAACTTTGGCCTTTTGCATCATCGGCTACAGCATGGCTCTTGAAAGAGAGCCGACAATTATGATCGACGAGGAGAGCGCTCTGATCGAGATCTCTGCCGTGCCGAAAAAGGAATACGAGAGGGATATTTCCCTTCTCTTCTGGTTCTGCTTATGCGGGCTTGACGCCCTTTGTGAGCAGTTCCCGAAAAACGTTGGTATTACCGTTCTCAGGCAAGAGGACGAGCTACATACAGATTCGCGCCCTTAAGGCGCAGATGCGACGGGTATATCCCGGAAAGGATTATTATGCTTTTGAAATTTTTTAATCTTCAGCTGTTCGCAGATGCTGAAGGTGCTTCGGGCGCCGCCCCTTCTTCGGGTGCGGGAGGTCAGGCCGCCGCTGACACGGGAGCGACTGCGCCTGCCATGCAGTCAAATGCAGCCGACACAGCCGCACAGGGGGCGGACACAGGAACAGGTGGCGGTATGCAGGGAGAACGCTTGCCCTGGGAACAGGTACGCGAGCTTTACCGCGAAGAAATCGATGCTGATGCCAAGGAATATGCAAAGCGATACTCAAAGGATGCGGTTGCGAAGAGGACAGCAAAGCTCAAAGCTCAAAACGAAGAGTTTGAAGCTTTGAAGCCTTATCTTGACCGTGAGCTTTACCGCCACGGCTTAAAGCCCGGTGATTACAAGGCTCTCAAGGAAAAGGGTGATGCCGACAGATCTCTCTTCAGGGAGAGGGCCATGGCAAACGGCACCACCGAAGAGGTTGAGGAGGCTTTATACAATGCTCGACGAGAGGTTGAGGACACCAAGGCTGAAAATGAACGCCTGAAGGCTGCCGAAGCTGAGGAAAGAGAGCTTAACGAGATTCGCAAGCAGTACAAGCAGGTTGCGGGGGATGTTCAATCCATTCGCGAGCAGTTTGATCCTGCCTTCGATCTTAAGGCCGAGATGGCCCAAAACAAGCTTTTTGCAAGGTATGCATCCGAGCCTCACTTTACGATCCTTGAAGCCTACAAGCTTGCTCATCACGACGATATCGTTGCAAATGCTACAGCGAAGGCCGCTGAGGATGCTGTTGCAAAGACAACAAATGCCATACGCTCGGGAAGCGCAAATGCGCCCCGGGAGGCCGCTGTTAGCGCAGGTTCTCCCGCAGAAGTGAAGGTTGATCCTTCACGACTCTCCAAAAAGGAGATAGATGATTACATAGCTCAGGCTACCAGAGGTATTCCCATTACCTTCAGATAGCACTGCGGGAAAGGAAAAAAGAATGAAAACCATTACAAATCTTATGATGCTCATGTTCAACATCCAGCTCTTTGCGGGCGATGTTGTTACTCCTGAGGCAGGTACCTACGGTGTTGCGCCTCAGAACACCACTACAAGTGAGGGCCTCACCGACGAGATGAAGGCGTTTTATAACACTCAGCTTCTCGAAAACGTCAGACCCAACACTGTATTCAACCAGTTCGGAAAAACTCTCGTTCTTCCTGCCGGCAATGGCAAGACCGTTGAGGTTCGCAGAATGGAGACCTTTGGCAAGGTTCTTACTCCTCTCGTTGAGGGCAAGATCCCCCAGGGCAACAGCCTGAAGATCGAGAAGAGGACGATCAGCGTTGATCAGTACGGCGATTATACCGCTATCACCGATCAGCTTAACTGGGCTGCTGTTGACCCCATCCTTGCAGAGACTGTTAACGAGCACGCGGCTCAGGCAAATCTCTCCATGGATACTCTCACAAGAGATATCGTTTGCGCCGGCACGAACGTTGATTACCCCGGCGATATTGAGGATATGGATGCCCTCACCGGAAGCGACAAGATGACTGCCGCACACGTTGCAAAGGCTGCTACCATTCTCAAGAAGTTCAACACTCCTAAGGAGCAGGGCAGCTATCTCTGCATCGTCCATCCTTCCGTTGCCCACGATCTTCGCCAGGACAGCGGCTGGATCGAAGCGCACAAGTATTCTGCTGTGAAGGAGATCTTCAACGGTGAGATCGGTGAGCTTCACGGTGTTCGCTTCCTTGAATCCACCGAGGCGAAGATCGAAAAGAACTCCCAGGGCATTGCAGTTTACCACTGCATATTCTTTGGACACGATGCGTGGGCGACGGTTAAGCCCGAATCCATGGGGCTCAGAACCATTATCAAGTCTCCCAAGGAAGTGGGCGGCCCTCTTGAGCAGTTCTCCACTGCAGGCTGGAAGGCAATGCACGGTGCGGGCATTCTCTATGAGGAGAGAATGATCGACTTCATCTGCGCTTCCTCCTTCAGCGACACCGACGAAGAAAACTGATAAAAAGGAGAAGATATCATGGCAGAGAAAACCATTGAACAGCTCACTAAGGAGCTTGAAAAAGCGAAAGCAGAGGCAAAGGCTGCAAACGCTGAGGCAGACGAGGCAAAGGCACAGGCGGCAGAGCTTGAAAAGATCCTTTCAGAAAAGGAAAGCCAGCAGGGCGAGAGTGCTGCATCGAGCGACTATTTCAACGAAAAGGTCAAGTACACTCCTCCTATTGTGCCCGGTGTTCTTGAAAACGATCTTATCGTTATCCACAAGGGTGTTCCCTATCAGCTCCCTCGCGGCAAGGAAGCGGAGATACCCAGAAAGGTATTAAACACTATCCGCAGAAGCGACAATCAGAAGCTCAAGGCAGTTAAATATGCCCGCGAGCAGAAGGAGATCTATCTTAAGGCTGAAAAGGCTTTGAGCTGATACATCAAAAATACTATATGCCCAAGGATCGGGGGGAGCGGAGGGCTTCTCCCGATTACCTTTTAAGGAGAAAATATGAAAGTTAGAAACATTATTGCACAGGTGAGGGAGATATGCCTCGATGCATCCGTTAACGACGATCAGCTTATAAGGATGCTTTCGGAGCTTGAAGCGCGCATATACCGCGAGACGGTTTCAAATTATGAAAATGCTCCCGCCTTCTCACCTATTGAGGACGAGGACTCCTCTCTTATGATTTCCGAAGAATACGCAGACGTTTACCGATACTGGCTTCTTTCGAAGATCTATCTGAACGTTGGCGATTACGAAAGATACAACAATTTTGCAGAGCTATATGCCACAGCTCTTGACAGCTTCCGAAGGGATCACATAAGACAGAATATGCCCTTGGGAACGAGCTTCAAATACTGAGGTGGGATATGATCGTTTCAAAGCTTGAAAGAATATCAAAGGACACGGAAATGATCTCCTCTTTCGGGGGACTGGACAAGGGCGCGGTTATTGCGGAGAATTACTTTTCCGAGATGAAAAATATGAGCTCCGATGCTTACCCTTTGCTCTCGCCCAGGGCGGCAAGGGGCAGTACGGGCATTTCCGGGGCTGCGGCGATGCAGATATGCAACACTTACACTACGCGTGATGACGTGCAGGAGGGAGCGATCCGCGAGGACGTTTTCGCTCTCGTTGAGAATAGTGAGGGCGGTGCCGTTCTATCCTTCAGGGATCGTGAAGGCGGCGAGGTTATGAGCTCCGTTACCATAGGCGGAGAGGCTGACGGTACCACACTTATCGCACAGGCGGGATACGTTTACGCGTTCCCCCAAGGGTATCGCAGAGCTTGCTATGCAGGCGGCGAGAGCGGCCCTCTCAAAAACGAGATAGAGGCTGTGAGAATTGCTGAAAAGGATGCGGAGATGCTTTCTCCTTCGGTTATATTCAAGATGGAGCCCTGCGACAGCGAGGGCAAGACGGGAGACGGTGCAAGGAGCTCAAGAAAAGCTGACGGTATATATTCAGCGGAGGATACCTCCATTATGCGAAAAAAAGACCAGCTTATAATCGTTAAGACGGGCGGCCTTGCGGTTAACGCATACGGATGCACTGCCTACATATCAGCGGACGGTATCGTTAAAGAAATACGCGACTGGACTGCTGAGACCATCTCTCTTACTGATAATGAGGCGGCTTTTGCTCTCACGGGACACGGTGTGGCAAGGCAATGGATAATAAGCAACATTTCCGTTGGCGACAAGATACAGACAGACGGGGACGTGGTTACGGTATTCCCGAAGGATGCTTACATTGTGGTATATGAGAAGCCCGACAATCCTGCAGGCGGTACGGTTTGGTGGGACAAGGCAACAGGCGGCAAGTACGTTTGGAATTCGGCCTACGGCGAATGGGTGGCGTACACTACAAATTACATACTTCTTTCCTTTTCCACGGCGGGAGCGGGGGAGCTTTCCTCTGTTCTTGAGATCAAGAGAAACGGAGAAGCGCAGAAGGATCTGCAGGGGAATCCCGCTTTTGAGCCTTTTGAGGGCTTTAAGGAAGGGGACACTGTCAAGATCGACGGAATATCGGAGGAACACGATGGAAGCTATAATATCGCCGCTACAAGCCCCAGGGGACTTATCCTGAACGGCATTGTGGATGACATTATATCTGTTCAGCTCAAGGAAGCGGGAAGCTCGGTGACTATCAAGAGAAGTGTGCCGAAAATGGACTTTGTTATTGAATCGGGCAACCGCCTCTGGGGATGCTTTTACGGCATCGGCGAGGACGGAAAGGTTATAAACGAGATTTATGCATCGGCTCTGGAAGATCCTACCAACTGGTACCGCTACGAGGGGATATCCACGGATTCGTGGACTGCTACCGTTGGTGCTGACGGCCCTTTCACGGGGGCTATACAATATGACGGATACCCCGTATTCTTCAAAGAGAACACAATAATTCGCGTTTACGGCTCCGCTCCCTCCTCCTTCCAGCTCGCTTCCTACAATTACCGTGGTGTTCAGGCGGGCTCGGACAAGTCTCTTGCTATTTGCGATGAGGTTCTTTACTATCTTTCCGATGACGGCGTTATGGCATATAACGGATCTGTTCCGCAGAAGGTTTCCGATGCGCTTGGAAACGAGAAATACAAAAGCGGTGTTGCGGGCTCTATCGGCTCTAAATACTATCTTTCTTGCCTTGACAGCTCGGATAACGTGCATCTTTTTGTGTTTGATGCGCGTTACGGCCTTTGGCACCGAGAGGATGAGCTTGAAGTTTGCCAATTTCTGCGCCACAAGACGGAGCTTTATATGCTCACGGGGGGCGACATTATTACTGCCGCAGGCGGTGACGGAGACGTTGAATTTGAAGCGACCACGGGTGAGTGGGGGTTGACTGACCCCTTCAGGAAGCACTTTTCGAAAATTGCTTTACGCGCAGAGATTGCCTTCGGCGCATATCTAAGGCCGTACATTTCCTATGACGGCGGCGAATGGGAAAGCCTCGGAGAATATCACGGGGATGGCATGAGCACTTTCATACTATTGCAGATCCCCCGAAGATGTGACCGCATACGTCTGAGGTTTGAAGGATACGGCAACGTGAAGATCTTTTACATATACCGCGAGATCAGTCAAGGAGGAAGAAATGTTTTATAAAAAGCCAAAGAGCGACAGCCCGAAGGATCTTTACGACTGGGCTTTGGAGCTATGCGAAATGATGAACAGAAGCTCAAACGCTTCTGACAAAAATAAAAAGGAGGAAATAACAGATGGCTACAAAAATGCTCGATGAGCTTGAAAAGAAAAAAAGCGCTGCCGGCACGACCTCCGGCGGCGGCTCTCTCCCCGTTTCGGGATATAAAGCCCCGGCTTCAAAAAACAGCACTCCTGCTTCAGCTGATAATCCGAGACTTAAGGCAATGCAGCAGTATCTTCAGGACACGGTTGGCGGGGTGCCTACGGAATCTGATCTTCTTCGCGACGTGCGAGAAAAGCTTTTGAACCGTCAGCGCTTTTCATACGACCACAACACGGATGCGCGCTTTCAGCAGTATCTTGACACGGCAAAGCGAAGCGGCAGGATGGCAATGAGAGACACCATGGGACAGGCGGCAGTTCTTACGGGAGGCTATGCAAACTCTTTCGCTCAGAGTGCGGGACAGCAGGCTTTCAACGATTATATGCAGGATGCCAATGAGATGATACCTGAGTTTGAGGAGCTGGCACGGGCGCGCTACGATGCAGAGACTGCGGCGCTCGGAGACCGTTATTCTATTCTTCAGAGCGAACACGAAAGTGCGAAGGAGGATTATTGGAACCGCCTCGGCATTGCCCGGGAGGATTGGAACAACGAGCTTGACCGCGCCACTGCCGAATCTCAATATGAGGACGATAAGAAAGCCCGGGAGATCGAGCTTCTTATTGCTCTCGGTGACTACGACGCCCTTGACAGGATGGGCTACAATACAAGCACTTTGCGCTCACAGTATGCTGCAGATATGGCGGCGGCTTACAGCTCTGCTTCCAATGGAGCAGAGGACGAAAGCGAAAAAGGGCTTTCTTCGGCAACAATGAATTCGATAGAAAAGGCTTTTTCATCAAAAGACTACGACAAAGCTGCAAGATATATTTACAACGCATACAACAATGGAGAGATCAGTTACGAGCAAAGTATGGAATACCTAAGGCAGTATTCGCGGCCCCTTAGCTCGTTTGACACATTGAGCGAAGTCGCAAATTATCTTTCCGATTATACTCCGGAAGAAATCAAAAACATGATAGACAGTTCCGACTTGAGCACCAGAAAAAAATCGGCGCTGTATAATCATTTTCATATTACCCACGAAAATTCATAAGAAAGGCGGTTTCATTTATGAATTTTGATGAATGGAAAAAAGGAGCATTTAAGGTAAAAACACAAAGCCCCAGTACTCTTTCCGGTTCCGGAAAAACTATTTCTTTTGATGAATGGAAAAACAGTGGACGTTCTTCGGGAAAATCGTATAGAGACATTCAAAAAAACGCTCAAAAGCAATATAACGCATTAAAAAAATACAGTGACATTTCATCAAAGTACAATTCCTTTTTGAAGGATACGGAAAGCTATCTTTCACGCGGGGAGAGCAACAAATACAGCAATACTCTCTCTACTGTTTTGCCCCAAAGCAAGGGGCAATCCCTCAAGGCTCTTGCCGAGAGTGGCAAAAAGCCCGAAGCGGATCTCGGACTTGACCGAGCTTCTTCGAGAAAGAGTTGGAAGGACGAGGACACCCCGAACAGTCTCAAAAAGACGAACAGCGACATTATTGGCGAGGCAAAGGCTCTTCTTGAAAGCCTTGAGGACGATCGGCAGTATATGACCGACGAGAGATACAACGCTTACAAGGAATATCTTACGAACGTTGCCAAGGGGGATTTTTCCGATGCGATCGACACAGAGCTTGACTTGCGCAAAAGGTTCGGGACAGAGGGAAATTACCGGGAAGCCGTTGCCACACATCGAAAAAACCAACGACTTGGCATTACCTCATATACTACCTGGGGAGATCTCAACGAGATACTTTCCAATGAAGATCTTGACGAAAAGGATCGGGAATACATTGAAAAGCTTGCAAACAGCCGTGACTATGTTAATACGATGACGGTTGATGAGGTTAGGGCCAAGGTTAACGAAAGAAGCAATGAACTAAAAGAAATCAGCAAAAGTATTGGTGAAACAAACCGAAAAAGTACCGTTGCATACCGAAGCCGTGGCTTAAGTAGTACGAGCAGCAAGGATTTTGAGGATGCAAAAGCAAAGCAGTCGAAGCTCCAGTCTAAAAAGCGACGCACAGAGGAAGAACAGCTGAATGATTATGCTTACTATGATGACTATGGCAATCCCGTTACGTGGGAGGAATATCTTGAGATATTAGAGGCTCGTGAGGAGATAGATAACATTGAAGCGGATTCCAGAGATTATGTAAAAGAAGCTTTGGCTACGCTGCGCGGATACTACGGTAGCGAGAATCATGTGAAACGTGTCCTTAATGAGCCGGAGACGGAAACGAAAGAAACGGAAGAAACGGAAGACCTATCGCCAAGTATCGACGGGCCTTTCCGAATTGATCCACTGGATCCATCGATGGTCGGTCAACTCAAAAAAATAACCCTACACGATGCAAACGGGGCTGCGGCTGTTTTAAGAAGCGCTTTGTATGATCCTCAGAAGATTATCGATTATTATACTTATAATCTTGCAAAAGAAATCGCTTTTGATAAAAGCTTTGTAGATGAGCAGTTTGCGAAAGAACACGAGTTTCTTGCCACTCTGCTTCAAATCGGATCGGCCCCCGTGCAGGCCGTGGAATATGTTGGAAACGTTTTTTCGGGAGACGGCGGCGAGCTTGCAAGACGAGCTAACGTATATGACGATAGATTTACCAACATGAGCCAGACCTTTCAAACCACGGTTGCGCAGGAAATAGATGATGCGATAGACAGCGAGTTCCTCTCCTGGGTTGCAACTAACGCATACTCAGGAGTTACTTCCTCCTTTGAAAGCCTTACACTTACGGCGGCCTGCACTGCTTTGACGGGCGGAAACCTTGCGGCGGGATCAAACATTGCCCTTGCTGTTATGGGTTCCAAGGCGGCGGCAAATGCTTACAACCAGGCGATCAAGACAGGATCCTCATACGGCCAGGCACTGACATACAGCTTTGCGGCGGGATTTAACGAGGTCATAATGGAAAAAGCCGCTTTGGATAATCTTTTCAAAAACGCCAAGAACCTCACCAAGGGCACGGTGCTTCAAAAGATAAAGGCCGCTATCAAGGGCACTGCAATGCAGGGTGTTATTGAGGGTGCGGAGGAGCTTGGAACGGAGCTGCTCAACGGCATTGCCGACGGCATCATCAACGGTGATCTCAGTCAATACAATGCGAGCATTCAGCGATATATGATGGTTGACGGGCTTTCCAGAGCCGAAGCTGAGAAAAAGGCAAGTGGGGATTATCTGATGCAGATAATCGAAAGCGTTGTTGGCGGTTTTATCGGCGGTACCGTTGGCAGCGGCGGCGTAGTTCAGGTGGGGAAGGCTTTATACTCTCCCATTAAACAGCGCACCGTGGCAAAAAACACCGGACGGGACATTATAGAAAGCCACGGAGGGATCGATGCCTTTATTGACGAGGTTCAAAACCGCATCGGACTTGATAACGAAGCAAATACCGAGCTCTTAAAGAAGATTGAAAAGCTTAAGGTGAGCGAAAAGAACGCCCGGGGCAAATACTCTGCCTCTACTCTGCGCCTTGCTAACGAAATATGGGAAGGTGCGCTGGATACTATTAACCGCAATTCAAACGCAAAGCGGACACAGATCATTGAAAACAAGCTGAAGGAAAAGGGTCTTACCGAGGAGAATGCCGCGAAAATCTCCGAGGAGATAGCAAGCTCGCTCAAAAAAGAAAGCTCTGTTGAAGCTCTCAAAACGAAATTTGAGGGCAACGAGGCAGTTCTCGCTACCATTGACGAGCTGACGAACGAGGAGAGCGATTCCTTTGACGCGTCCCTTTATGATTCCCAGGACACCGAACAGCGGGCCATAATGGAGCTCACCCTGGGGCGAGAGAAAGCGAGAGCTTATTTTGATAATGATTATGCAGAGGATAGCGGACGTATTGACGAGGCAAAGACAGAGCTTGGTGAGATCGTTCGCTTTGAGGAGATAACCAACGAGGACGGGGACAGTGCTTACCTTCCCGTTATTAAGGTTGGGGAGAGGGAGGTTCCCCTTTCCGATATTGAGCTTTCCGCTGACAGTATTTACAGATATGCCAATGAAAAGAATTCCGTTGAAAGCGCAAACGAGATGATCGGGGCATATAAGAAGTTTGGCGGCGGCATCAATGCAGATACCTTTGCAAAGGAATGGAATTATGCTTATCAGATGGGACGGGCGAACCGCAACGGCACTCACACGGAATTTTTAAGCCACGACTTCACGATTCCCCGTGAGGCGGCAGAGAATGCCCGTGCATTCGGCGAAAGGGAGATGCGAAGGGGCCTCAACGAGCAAAAGAATGATATTAAAAGAGCGCAGAGAAAAAAGACAGGGCGAGAGGGCACCATTTCCACCGAGGACGTTCAAAACAAAAAGCTTATTACCGAAGGTATTGAGCGCATCTCGAAGATCTTGAGCCTTGCCGGCTACAATATAAGGCTTTTTGAGGACACGAGTGAGAACGCTGACCGCGGAAGCTACAGTTGGGAGACGAACACGATCAATCTTAACGTAGCCGTTGGTAGCGGTAGAGGAGCTGTAGATCTTCTTCTCGGACGTACTCTTTCTCACGAGCTTACCCACTCTATACAGAGATGGAACCCCGAAGGATATGAGGAGCTGAAGGGCTTTATCATAGACAAGATGGGCGACAGCTTTGAGAGTATGGTCTACCAAAGAATGAATGATTTTGAGCTTGACCGTGCAGATGCCATTGACGAGGTGGTTGCTTACTCCTGCGAGATGATGCTCAGAGATTCAAAGGCACTTGGCGATTTTGCAAAGGGACACAGGACTCTCTTTGAAAAGATCTGCGATATTGTTGACGAGTTTATAAAAAAGATACGCTCTGCCATCGCATCACTTTACGGAGAGATCGGGCCCGATTCTCAGGAGGCCCGTTTCATGGAGCTTTACGCGGACGAGCTTCAGATGAAATTTGACAAAGCGCTTTCCGATGCGCTGAATGCATCGGAGGCAACGGTTAACCACGATTTGCAGTCAAATGCAAATAAAAAAGCCGCCGAGGACGGCGGGAACAGCACCTATAGAGATCTCTTAAATAACGGAGAAAGAAGCAAGTCCGGGCATATATACAAGAAAGGCAGAAAGCCTACGCGAAATGCCTATATGAAAGGTCTTGAAAATTTCTTCAAACCGGGAGAACAAAGACTTGCTCCCAATGCCAACGGCGGGTATACAATTGAAGCTTGGGACGGTAAAGGCTGGATCGAATATGCGAAAATAAGTGAGAAGGTACAATATGCAAAGGGTAAGAGTAGTTACGACGAATGGGACGTGCAGACTGCTCTGTACGATGCGTTAGACCATGAGGACAGACGTAATGAACACCTCATAAGGGTGGGTACTATGCCCAAGTACATCGTTGATAAACTCGGCATAGACGGTGATTTCTACATATATCGAAATCACATTTATGAGAATATGGTTTCTAAGGAGCAAGCCATAGAGGGTGATAGATACGTTGAGGGAAGGCATTATCACGATTTGGGATTTGAAATAACGGAAGCTGCAATAATGGCACTGGAGAATCCCATACTAAGTATAGCAACGAAAACGAGCAAGAATAACCCTGCTGTTGCTATGATACTTCCCGTTAAAGGTAAGAATGGTATCCCCTTGTATTCGGTCATGAGTTTCTACTCTGAGATGAGTGTGAATGGTAATTTCAGCAGAAAGCCTCACGTTGTATTATCCATATACGAAATGGATATGGTTAAGAAAAACGATGGTGAAACAAAAAAACCAAGGGACAAGTCCCTTGAGGAGATTGTTGAACATGCTGTAAAAGACGGAAAAGTCTTTGACCTTGACAAAAAAATGAGAGATGCTCTGTCAGTGATCGCCGAGCGTACAAGGCTCGGGGATATAACTGAGACATCCCTCAAGGAAAGTTTATCACAATTCCGCAAGGAAATCAAGACTTTCAAAGAAAAAAACAAAATACAGTACTCCCGAGGAGAAGAAAATAATTCCACTGAGATAGAAAATATATCTGCTGAGGATGAAGCTGATATAGCGGAATACCGCGAAGCGAGAGGAATTAGTCTTACGGAAGCCTTAAAGCTTACTGCCGAGACCGATGAAGAGCGTGCAAAGATCGCCGAATACGAGGAAAAAGAGCAAGAGCTTAACGATTGGCGAGCCGAACGTTCAAAACTTGAAGTTGACAGAATCAAGCTTATGGCGGTTGAGCCATACTCACCAAAAAATGAAAAGATCAGAAAAGCCCATACTGATGCGGTTAAGCTTCGGAAGGCTATTCGTTCCTTGGAGAGGGCGAGAAAGACAGTTCAGGAGAAGTTAAACGGACAGGAATATATCATTCTTGACGATCAGGAAGAAAATGCCGTAAAAAGAAAAGCAAAAGCTGAAATTGCAAAAACACGGCGAGACCTTACGGAAATTGAAAGACAGATCTCTGCAAAGAATGAACTTTTGAAGAAAACCGAAGCAACTATAAATGATACTAAGTTTACCAAGGAACTCAATGAGCTTGATGAAAAGATAGAAAAACTTGATAGAAGCATCCGCAGAGGTGACCAAGAACTTTTGCAACTTCGTTCTACCGAAATTCTCAAGACTCTTTTTGCTAAAGAAAAAGCTAAGGCTATCGAGGCAACAAAAGCACTTATGAAAAGGCGGCAGGAGGAAAGCGCTGTGCGGCAGAAAAAGACTTCTTTGAGCATTCGCGCTCTTAATGAGATACGAAAAATTGAAGAGCTTGCGTCTCGTCCTACTGCGGAAAAGCACATTCCTTCAACTCTTGCGACCACTATTAAAGCTTTCTCTCAAGCCGTGCCCGGACGTGAGATACATTACGACGAACGCATTGCGGAGCTTGAAAAGCGAATTAAAGAAAACGTTAAAAGGCGAAAAAAACTGTACGAACTTCGCGAAAAAGCGAACGATGCAGAATACAGAGTTATTCAAGGCGAGATAGACTTCCTTAAAGACCGCATTACGAAGGACAAGGAGCTCGTTATCAAAAACCGTGCTTGGCGCGATTCTGCGGCAGACATTGCCGAGGGACTTAAGACATATTTTGATTCACTTGAAGAAACGAAGAACGTATACGATCCTGCTCTTCTTGAAGAGGTCAAGAGCATTTCGGAAATGTTCAAGAACGAGGACGGAAGTGCTAAAACCATCAACGAGCTGAGCCTCGATGAGCTTCAAAAACTATGCGACCTTATTACGCTGATAAAATCGGCTATTAGGGATGCCAAAAAGCTGTACGGTCAGATGAAGAGTCTTGACGATGAAGGAGCTGACATTATCGACGAAGCAAACCGAAACAAAGATACGAAAGAACGCTTACCTTGGATACAAGGACTTCGCGAAAAGGCTGCACAGTACGGCTACTCTATGCTCAAGCCTTACGAGCTTTTTGAGCTGACGGGTTCAAAGACTTTATGTGAGCGTTTCCGTAAGCTTCAGTCGGGAGAGGGCAAATATTTCAGAGACGTTGACGAGGCTACAAAGCGTTTTCGTGATGCAGCTGAAAAGTACCACATAACAAAATCTCTTCTTGAAACTGAGACACCATTTACTCTTGAGAACGGTACCGTTATTTCCCTTTCCTACAATGAAGCTATGTCAATTTATCTCACGGCACAAAGACATCAGGGGCGCGTACATTTGCTTACGGGCGGTTTCAGGTTATCACGTGGACTTATTAAAGTTCCCGGAAAAAAATATTATGTCGAAAGACGTCAAGGTGAAAGTGAAGAAGCCTTTGCCAAAAGAAAAGAAAAAGCGCAGGAAGCAGCAGCAAAGAAAATAAAATGGAAGAACTCATCTTCTGCCATCAAAGTGACATCAGCCGATATAGATAAGATATCCTATGCCATTACACGAAACGACAAACTGAAAGGCTTTGCCGACACACTGCAGTTATATATGTCAAAGGAGCTTGCCGATAAGGGTAACAAAACTTCTCTTAAATTACACGACATTAAAAAGTTTATGGAGCCTGACTACTTCCCTCTTATGACAGACTCAGCTTTCCGAAAGCTTCAGATAGATAAGGCTACGGGTGAAGTGCAAATCATACACAAGGGATTTACAAAGCAAACTGTTCCCGACGCAGGCAATCCTCTTGTAATTGACGATATGACGGAGGTGTTCGGACGGCACGCCAACGAAATGGCACTTTATAATGCCTTTGGTGTTGAGCTTGAAAATATGAAGAGAGTGCTCAACTATCAAACGATTGACGGAAACGGTAATTCCATAAGCGTTATGGCGAGCCTCGGCACGAATCTTTCACAAGAGATCGTTAACTTCATACGCGAGGTCAACGGTGGTGTTCGCGGTGAAAGCACCTCCTTCGCAGACAAGCTTATATCTCTTAACAAGGCGGCGAAGGTTGGCACTTCCCTTTCCGTTGCCATTCAGCAGCCCAGTGCGATCTGCAGGGCTTTCGCCATGATAGATCCCAAATACTACCTTCCCGGCGGCGTTGAGATCGACCGAGACGGAAAGCTTTGGGACGAGATGGAAAAATACACGGCTACTGCGGGCATCAAGCGGCTTGGGGGCGTTGATATAAATACCTCAAAGGGCATTATTGAAGAGATCACCGATCTCGGCCTCGGGGGACGCGGCGCCAAGGCGAATATTGACAAGGTCATACAAAAGGCTTCCTTCGGGCTTGCCGAACAGGGTGACCGTATTGCATGGAAGATGTTATGGCAC